TCCCCAAAAAGTTGTACGCAAGGTGGGAAGTCGGTTTTAACTAATCCATTCTCCTCTTTTAACAAATATAAATTTTTTGTTCTTGTTTCGTGAAGATTAAGAATTCTTTTTTTCTCCAACTCATCTATAATGAAATTTTGTTTAATCATAATATTTTTATATATAAATATTACATATAATTAAAAAACCCTCCTTTATGGGGAGGGATTTTTAAATAAAGTTTTATAATTATTTTAGTAAGGCAAATCCACAATTAATATTAATTTTTGCGGTTTTTGATAATTTATCCCTAACAACACCCGGAATTACAATTCCAAAATCACCCATATTAACTATGAACTCAGAAGAACAACCTATCGAACCGTGGTCAATCTTAAAATTACCATTAGCGGTAATTTCTTTTTTTATTCCGTGAATTTCAATAACACCTTTTACAGTAACAGGATAAGTTCCATTCAAACCAAAATTAACATTTTTAATGTTAACTATTTCACCACTAAATGTTGATTTTGGAAATTTATCAGACTCCATATAATTTTCATTAAAGTGGTCTTGCATTAATTGACTACCAAATTCAAAACCTCTTATTAATGTTGAAAATTGTATTTTACCTGTCATAACATCAAAAACGGCTGTTGAAGATTTATTAAGTCCTTTTATATCCTCTAACCCTGTTCCAGCATCAAAAGATACAATCCCCGTTTTTGTATAATATCTTTGGGAAAAAGATGTGGTTATAAAACCAAACATTAAAATAAATAATAATAATTTTTTCATAGTTTTTATTTTATAAATATCTTATTCTGTAATTTCAACTTCTTCCGATTCTTCTAATGATAATTCACCGTCACCTGAAAGTATTGCGTTCCAGTATTGTGAGTAATCTTTTTTGTATTTTTCCAAATCTTCTTTCGTGTCTTGGATATATCCGTTATGTACCGCAATAACTTTACCATCTTTATAACCCAAACCATTTACGTGGTTCTTAAGGATTGATACTTTTGTTCTGATGGCGTACGATACTGTTCTACCATTCTTGGTTGCGGTAATGTGGTTGATTCCGGCATTCTTTTGATTACCAAATAAGAATACTAATGATGACGCCAACCATAAAGCCTCTCCACCCTTCGCCTTAATTGTTGGTTGTCCGAATGGATTATCAGGTAACTCAACCCAAGGCTGATTAACTACAACCATAGAGTTATAATATGGATAATCTTCTTTCTTTGATTTTGTTATTCGTGAATGAACTCCCATACCAATTTTATCCGCAAGTGTTGATGCATTATGCTGTTTTCCACCTTTACCATCAAAAGTCATCTTACAAGGAATAGAACCAACTGAATCCCATAAGAATAGTAAGTTATACGGAACCTCGCCTTTTTCTTGAGCATCCAACACATTATTTATAAATTCTGTTACTTGCTCAATATAATCAAACGAATCATTAAAGATAAAATCTCCATCCCATTCTCCATTCTCATTCTTTGTTGCTTGTAATCCTAACTCAACTGCGTGGTCCCAACTCCATTTCTTTTCGGTAATAATAAACACAGGTAGATGTCCTTTCTTTTGAGCATCTGCAGCCGCAAGTATCATAGCCGTTGTTTTACTACTATTACTATGTCCCAAGAACATATTGATACCACCCATTACAGGACCTGGTATTCCACAAGCATTATGGAACGCTTCCCCACAATTATAGTAGTTAGTTTCTTTATATTTTGTTTTGGTTGAGAACTTATCTTTTATGTTCCCAATTCCACCAATATCTTTTTTCTTAATTCCTGCCATAAATTTTACTATTTTACATTCTAAATATAGTAAAATTATTTGAATTGTCCAATAGTATTGCGGTTCTATTTTCAACCCAATCACCAGAATTTAGATAATGACCATCATTAGTCATTTTATCTGAAGGTTGGTGTATGTGTCCGCAGATGACACCGTAACACCCTTTTTTGTGAGCCATCTTTACGGCTTCGGATTCAAAATCATTTATAAAGTTTGTCGCAGTTTTAACCCCATTTTTAATTTCTTGTGATATAGATTTATATGGTAATTTTCTCCACGTTCTATATCTATTATACCACCTGTTTAACCATAACGCCATATCATATCCAACCGAACCAATCTTCGCCAACCACTTATATTTGGTTATGAACACATCTATTTTATCCCCGTGAAAAACATAATAACTCTTTTTAACAAAAAAATCATCCGTTGTATTATCATAAACATCAATAATATAATCTTCCCTAACCTCAATCTTCCCCAAATCAATATCCATAAAATCGGTTAAGAATTCATCGTGGTTTCCCCTAATCCATATAATCTTTGTTTTTTTTGATAACTTCAAAAGTTTTGTAATAACTTTTGTGTGTGGTTTCTTCCACTTGGAGCCACGTTTAAGTGCCCACCCATCAACAATATCACCATTTAATATTAATAAATTAGTGGGGTGAGAATCAATAAACTCAATAAACTCTTTGGCTTTTGAGTCTTTTGTTCCAAGATGTAAGTCAGAAACAATTATTGCTTTATATTTCATATTCCACAAATTAGTTTTGTAAGGATTATTAGTGTTGCCGCAGTTGATACAACAATAAACTCAAAATTAATATCTACTTTTTTTTTCATATCCAATAATTAAAATCCTGTTTAAAAAAATCATCATTATTTCTATTCCACCAACACATAACCATAAGTTTTATCATATACCATAAACCTTTCTTCTCAAATCTTCTAGAAGGAGTATAAACAAAAAGATTCGCCACTCTAAATTTACTTGGAGCAATTTTAGAACTAAGATGATAGTCCTCGGCAATTTTATCCTCATTGTTAAACCCTTTTAATTTGTTAAATGTTTCAGTTTTAAACAACATAAATCCACCTAACGCAAATGGTGTTGTCTTTGAACTAACCCATTGCACAACATTAAATATTTTGTAAATCCAATCAAATTTACCATCTAATGTCTTAAACTTACAGGTTAACAAATCATACCTTCCTACAATCATTTCATTCAAACATTTAACAATTAAATCATCTTGTTTAATGTGAATATCCGCATCCAAAAATAACACATAAGGAGTATCAACTAACTCCGCTCCTTTGTTCCTTGCAACAGATGGTAATCCTCCACCAATTATCTTTATTTGTTCTTTATATTTTTTTTGAAACTTTTTAAGTAAATCAATACTTTCTTTATCGGTAGATGAGTCCGCAACAATTATTTTAAATTTTTCGGTTTGTCCTAAAATAAAAATGAGAGTCTCAATTATAAGAGAACTCTCATTTTTACAAGGTATTACTATTGTTAGTTGTTTATTCATAAGAATAAATATCTAACAACAAATCTTTAGAATGGTAAGTCTGAATCAACATCAGCATCCATTTGTGGGTCAGAGTAAGATTTAGATTTTGAACTTCCACCAATTGTTGTGATTGATTCTTCACTATCTCCATAAACGTATCCACCTTTTTCAGTATCCCATTTTGGAGTTTTACCTTGAGCGATTGCTTCCAAATACTCAACAGGTTTTTTAGAATAAACATCTCTCCAAGTTAATTCGTCACTCATCCACTCTTTCATTTGGTCTTTGTCCTCCGAAAGTGGTTGAACGTCATCATACATAATGGTTGAAACGGAAGTGTATTCTTTACCTTTACCTGTTTTTGATTTTGCCAATTCAATAATCAAATCACGTCCTTTTTCAGCATCAGTTACATCACCTTTGTTCTTCCAAATAGGAATGATTTTATCAAGGATACCATCATTCTTATAGTTGTGTTTGAATCTCCAAAACTTTGGTCCGTCTTCTTCTCTGTCTCTGTCTATAACTTTAACAATATAGAATTTACGAGACTTGTATTGTTTGGCAAGTTCTTTATCAGAATCTTTACCTGTAGACATTAATTCTTCGTAAACCTCATTTAATGGTGAACGTTCGTTGTCGTTCTTTCCTGGGTCAAAGAATTTTTGCCATTGTCCTCCAACTTGGATTTCGTGGTACCAAGCCTCTTTAAATGGTGAAGAACCGTCGGGTGTTGGTAGGATTCTAATTCTTCTTTGTCCTGATTTTTCTTTGTCGTTCAATAATAAAGCGAAATACTTTTTCATTCTTTCGTCTTGCGACATTTTGCTTTGGGCCCCGCCCCCTTGTGTTGATTTCTCATACTGTGCCAATACGGCGTCGAGTGAACTCATCATAGTTGTTTAATTTTAATTGTTTATTTATATTACAATAATAGTAATCACTTGGGAATAAGTCAAATTAAGAAAGGGAGTCTTTTTTGACTCCCTTTTAATATTACATTTTTTCAAAATCTTTTTCGTCCGTTGGTAGGAAAGTATCTTTAATTTCATTATCCGAAATATCCGTCACATCGTCTGTTGTTAAGATATAATCTGTTTTTCCTGTTTTTTCAAATTCATCTTGTTTGTCGTTGAAAAAATCTGAAAGTTTTTGATTAAAAGGATATGAATCATATTTTCTTAAATCCAATTTCTCTTGTGGAGTTTTTTCTCTGTATTTTTCAATTTTGTTTTCAAGAGCATTTAATTTTGCCATAACACCGTCCATCTCTTTAAGTTTACCTTCAAGATTTGAAAGTTGTGAAAATAAATTATTAAAATATTCTTCTTGTTTTGTTTCAATATTTTCTTGAGACTTAACTAAATCAGTTACGTCAAGTTCTTCAGAGTCTCCTTTAC